GCAACACGCTTTTGTTGATTTAGAGGGTAATAGATATGTTGCAATAGGTACAGATAAATTTTTACTTATATATTTTGAAGGTCAATTATATGATGTTACTCCTTATAGAAGTGATAATGCAGGGGCACAAATACAGTTTACAGGTTCAACTATAACAACTAGCACAACTAGAGGCACTGCAGTAACAATTACTACATCTACTAATCATGGTTTAGAGATAGGAGATATTGTTGAATTAGATTCAGTAACAATGCCAACAGGCTCTAGCATTGCAGCTTCAACGTTTGAAGATAAACTTTGTCAAGTAATAACTGTTCCAAGTTCTACAACGTTTACAGTGACATCACCATCAGCAGAAGCTAATGGAGGTGGTTCAGACCTAACATCAGGAAGTTCTTGCACAGTTAACCCTTATCAAGCAGTAGGACCATCAGCACAATCTTATGGTTATGGTTTTGGTATTGGTAATTATGGTGGTACGATAACAGGATCACAAAGCACAGAATTAGATGGTTCATTGAATGCAGATACAGCTGGTACAGGTGGGTCCGGTACAGCAGTGACAGTAGATAGTACAACAGGTTTTGCAGCAGCAGGAACTATAGCTGTTGGCACAGTACCAAACGCAGAATTAATTACATACACATCAAAAAATTCTACACAATTTTTAGGAATTACTAGAGGTGCAAAAGGAACAGCAACTCCTGGGACATCAAATGGTCAAGCGCATTCTACCAACACAACAGTTCAAGATGCAACAGAGTGGGGTAACTGGGGTGATGCTGTTGCAGCATCAAGCGTTACACTAGAACCAGGCCTCTGGTCACTAAGTAACTTTGGTCAAGTATTAGTTGCAACTATTTCAAACGGTAAAACATTTACATGGGATTCATCTATTGCTGCAAATTTTACAACACGTGCATCAACACTAACTACAAATTTTGTAACAGCAATATCAGGAGACGAAGGAAACCCAACAGCAACAAGATTAACTTTAATATCTCCAACTACTAGACACTTAATTCATTTTGGAACAGAAACAACGATAGGTGATCCAACAACTCAAGACGATATGTTTATAAGATTTTCTAACCAAGAACAAATAAATGTATATGCACCTACAGCAGAAAACAGTGCAGGTTCACAAAGATTACAAGATGGTACAAAAATTATGGGAGCTATTGTTGCAAAAGAAAACATTTTAGTTTGGACCGACAATGCTTTGTACACCATGAAATTTATTGGTGCGCCATTTACTTTTGGATTTGAACAAGTAGGTACCAACTGTGGATTAATTGGTCAAAACGCATGTTGTGAAATAGATGGTGTTGCTTACTGGATTGGTAACAATGGTTTCTTTGCATTTGATGGTACAGTAAATTCACTACCTTGCATGGTAGAAGATTATGTGTTTGATGACTTTGATACAACAAAAGGTCAACAAGTTTGTGCTGGTATAAACAATCTATTTACAGAAGTTGTTTGGTATTATCCTACATCTAATTCAGCATACAACGATAGATATGTTGTATATAATTATGGAGAGTCAGGTAAAACTGCAGGGGGTGTTTGGTATACAGGAGTAAATACAAACTCAATTAGAACAACTTGGATTGACTCAGTGGTATATCCAAGACCACATGCAACACAATTTAATGTTTCTTCTACAGGAACATTTCCAAGTATCGTAGGGTCTGATGGTTTAGGTCAAACAGTTTATTTTGAACATGAGGTTGGCACAGATCAAATTAATCCTGATGGTACTACAACAGCTCTAACCTCTTTTGTACAATCATATGATTTTGCAATTCAAACAAGTGCAGGAATGGGTGAGTTTTTCTTAGCCATGAGAAGATTCTTTCCTGATTTTAAAACATTAGATGGTACAGCTAAAGTAACTGTAGGACTAAAAGATTTTCCTGCATCCACTGCAAGCACGAGTAAATATAGTCCATTTAGTGTTACGTCTAGTTCAACAAAATTTGATACTAGAGCAAGAGGAAGGTATGCAAATATAAAAATAGAAAATGAAAACTCTGGAGAGAAGTGGAGATATGGTACTTTCCAAGTAGACGTTCAAGCAGACGGGAGAAGATAATGACAAAAATAGTAGTAAGATTACCAGAACCTAGAAAAGAATATACAGAAGACAATCAAAGACAAATAAACAGAACTATTACCTCTTTAATTGAACAACTAAATTCTACGTTTTTAACCCAAGAAAAGGAGAACCAAGAAAGATTTAATTTCTTTATGTCATAATGGCTAACGTATATAAAAATATTCAAAAGACAATTAATGCATCAGGATCTGATGTAGATATGTATGAATCACCAAGTGAGACAACTTCTATTGTAAAAACAATAAAGCTGTTTAATACTCATGGAAGTGCTTTAGATGTAACTATTAAGATATTTGATGCTTCTAGCACTACTGATTTTGAATATGACGTAGCCAATGTGACAGCGAGTGATGGGGTCGATGTATTGACCTTTAATAACATACTTATCCTAGAAGCAGGGGATAAAATAAAGATGCAAACGACACAAACTAATGTTATAAAGATGACTGCTGCAGTGCTACAAACTAGTAGACAATAGGAGAATTATGCCTTTTATAGAACAAGAAGCTAAAAGCGAATACAAAAAGATAGATGGGAAAAGAACCCACGTTATAACACCTGAAGTAGAAGTTACTTTAACTAACACTCAAACAGGTCAAGAATACATGTCAGATCAAGAGGCTGACGATGATGTAAATGACCCTAATACAGACACTCAAAGAGAGCATATTAGAAGAGATGTACATATAAAGGTAGCTAGTTTAGGTCTTGGAGCCGGCAGTGGTGATTTATAAGATATTGACGATGGCTAAAAAATTAAGTAAACTGGTAAGTTCAGGTAGAATCCCTGCGATTTTAGTATATAATCACACATCAAGGAATTAGAATTATGGGAGTATTAGATTTTTTTAAAAAAGCTGCTGACACTTACAAAGAATATAAAGGTGTAGTTGATACAGCTGCTTCAGTTGGTAAAGCATACCTTGACTATAAAGATGCCAAAAGAAGAAACGAATTAGAAGAAGCTGCATACTCAGACTATATGGCAGCTGCAGAAGCAGCAGGCCAAGAGGCACAAGCGGCTATTGACTTGAATCTTACACCGATGACTATATCAGGTTTACCAACTAAAAAAGCAGACGTTACAGATTTTACAAAGGCAACCTTTGCCCGAGATGGAGGAATTATGAAATTAAAAGACGGAACAAATCCAAACGAAGGAATTGCAGCACTAAGAAAAGTTAGACCTGATGTTGTAGAAAAAATGGGTTTTGAAAAAGGTGGTGGTCCAGGTATAGAAGCATTAAGAAAGAAAGCACCAGAAGTTGTAAAACGTATGGGTTTTAAAGAAGGTATGAACGAGGATATGGTAGAAGAAAAAACATATACTCAAGTATCTTACGACCCAGGTAATTATAGTGACGAAGAGATAGAAGCATACGAAAACTATAAATACGACATGAACGAACAAAAACCTGGTTTTCCAATTATGGAAATTGATGATTTTTTAAGATTTTATATGTCACCATACTCTAAAAAGAAAAGTGATATGGATATGAAAATGGCATCAGCTCAAGGAATGGATGACAGTCGAAACGATTTAGCTATGATGCTTTTTGGTAAAACATTAGATTTATTATCAGAAGAAGAATTAGAAATACTTAACGAAGAAACTCAAAGACTAATGCAAAAATTTATGGCTAGTGGTGGTATAGCTGCTTTTGCAAAAGGTGGCAGAGTTAAATACGCTCAAGGTTCTGGTGGTATTATGGACATGGGTGGTATGGAAAAAGATTATAGATTTACTGGTGGCTTTGTTCCAATTGGTGAGTACGAAAGAAAAGACGACGTACCAGCAAGACTATCTAAAAACGAATTTGTATTTACAGCTGATGCAGTAAGAGCTGCAGGTGGCGGAAGTATTAATAAGGGTGCACAAAGAATGTATAACACAATGAAGCAACTGGAAGCACGACCAGAAGCTAAACAAATGATGGCATAATGGCAGTAGATTTAGGATTATTACCAAGCGCAACGCTACAACCATATGGTGAGAATATTCTTAAATATGGTATCGGGCAACTAGGAACTCCAATTAATGTTGGAGCGATGACCCCTCAAGTTGCAGGTCAATCTGCATTTCAACAAGCAGCAGCTCAATCTGTTGCAGACATGTCTGGATTAGGTACTGTACAAAGAGATGCTACAGGACAAATTACAGGTTTTACAGGTGGTACAGGTGTTGCATCTTTTCAACCATACATAG